TTAGCTGCGCGCCAATCGGCGGGCGGTCATGACGAGCAAGCGGCGATCTTCCGCTGAACAGGCGCGGTAGAGCCGAACGAGAGCCAGTTCATCGCCTTGCAGGGACCCGGCTTCGCCGGAGACCAGATAGCCCAGCGAGGTGTTCAGCACTTTGGCGATGCGTTCCATATTATCGCGCACCTGGCCGGCACGGTCGGTTTCCCATTGCGCGATCGCGGACCGCGATACGTTGAGCTTCGAAGCAAATTCGTCCTGGGTGAGATTAGCCGCGAGACGGAGTGCGCGAATACGGGCGCCGACCGATTCCGGGGGCAGTTGTTTTTTTGATGACATGCGGCTGTCTAACACTCTTTTTCTGCCAACACTACGTTAGAATTAATTGACAAAAATTGTTAGATCAGATAACGTTTTGGCTGCGGGAGGTCATCATGCCACAGCCACGGATATGGACGGAACAGTCGGATGCCTTGATCAAGGCCATGCGTGGCGACGGCCAGACATGGGCGGCGATCGGCCGCAGCCTCGGGTTGTCTCGGAATACGGTGATCGAACGCGGCCGGAGGCTGCGCGCTTGCGCCCCGGTGCGCGTGGCTCGGCCAGCGATGGAGACCGAGGTTTCGGACGACCCGAACCGACCGCCGCTACGCGCCGGCCACCCGTTGACCTGGAGCCTGCTAACAAGCGAGGAATTCCCGGTTGACGGTTCGGTGATGACGCGCGTGCGGCAGACTAAAACGGCGGCGTCAGCGCGCGCCGTCGCGCCATGAGATATGTGAGGCAAACAATTAAGGGTTGCCTCTTGAAAAAATTTTGTTTTGCAGACGCGTTTTGAAAGGACAGGGTCGTTGTCCGCTCATGCGGCGACGCGCCCGCCGACGAAGGGGTGCGGCGCGGATGGCTGTTAGGGCCGCTTTCGACGGAACGACGAGGCCAAACTAACATTTTATAAACGTTCCGTAATGTGTTGGAGATCGCTCACAATCGGAAAATCGGGAGGTTAGGCATGGTCGGGATCGTCAATCTGGAGCCACCGGGACAACGCCTCGGCTCGGGAATACGGCGACTGCAAGCAGCTTCGCGCGCGCCAAGGCTTGGCGCCGAGGAGATTGTGAAGCGGCTGGAGGATGCGGGGGCCACGCTACTCGCGATGCCCCATGCCGGCCATTCGACGCGGATGCGGCAGATGCGGTTCGACATCGTTCACACGGCGTTGGAAGCCTATGGCTGGGCGGAAGCGCGGGTCCGGGCGCCGGCGCCCGATGCGGCCGCCATCAGCGCCATGGACGAGGCTTTCGGGTGGCTGGCGCTGATCCCGGAAGCCAAATTCGTGCTGCGCCGGATTTTGGGGGCAAGGGCACTGGTGCATCCGATCACCGGACGTCACCTCTTTCCGTGGCGCCGGCTGGCAAGCACGCTCGGCGCTGACCATAAATCCGTGCAGAGATGGCACCGTGATGGAATCGACCATCTGATCCGCGCTTTCCAAGACGGCACGGGCTGAAGGCGCCTGACGGTCGTGGCGTTATGAGCCGCGCAGGTCAGCAAGCCTAGCCTTGCTTGCGCCGCGGATTAAACGCCCGTCCGCTTGGCGTCGGGCTCCGTGGTCGGGCGGCGGCGTTTCAGGACGCTGGTCACGAATAGCGGACCGATCATCAAATATTGGACATCTTCGAGAAATGAGGGTTTTGCGCCTTCGATGGCGTGACCGATGAATTGGCCGATCCACGCGATGACGAAGATCGTGATCGCGGCGGGCAGAATGTCGTTGGCAGGGACCAGGAAGCGCCAGGCGGCGAGCATGGCGATCAGGATGACGGCCATTTCAAGGGCCGCCCGCGCACTCAGGCGCGCGTAATAGAGCATGGCGATGGCGATCGCGACCAGCGCCGCGGCAAGGTTGATATGGACGATGAGACCGAGGACGGCGAACAGGATGGCCGGGACGCAGGCACAGTGGATGAGCTCGTTCCACGGATTCCTGTGGCTTCTGGCGTAATGATTGATCAGGTGATGGAGCCGGTCGGATGTCATGCCGCAAGCCTATACCACGCGGAAGCCGTTGGCGACGGGAGACGGGCGCGCGGGCAGGCTCCCCCGAGGATGGACCGAAGAGGGCCGGAGGGGCGCGCCAACCCAGGCTCAACCATTGATTGTGTCGATTGGCGGGTTTCCGGCCCGTTTTGCCGTTGCGAAGGGGATGGCTTGCCGCGGCTCCACAGGCGCCAGAGGCCATTAAGATAAGCGGTTTCATGACGTTAGCCGAATAAAACTTCGCCATAGTGACATTTTTACAATTGGCGGCGGCGTGCCGTTTTGTTACAAAATATATGGTCATCATCCCGATTTACCACTTAAGGTTAGTCTTGCGCCGATTGGTCTTCATATTCGCCCTCGCCACTCTGGCGGCGATTCCGCCGGCGCGGGCGGCTGATCCCGCGATTACCGCGGCCGAGACCAATGTTCGGCTGGGTGTCACGGCCGGGTACGGGGATTATGAGGAAAATCTGGTGCCGCAGGATACCGGGGCCGGCGCGGTGATCGGCGTGTCGGCCGGCGTGAGTTCGCTGACCCCGTACGCCCTGTCCGGGTTTGATTTTCCGGATCTGTATGCCGATGCCGGCTATGATTTTTCGGCTGGGCTGATGAATGATCGCGGCAATCTGAAGAACCGGGCGGCAACGCCCTACCAGGCGCAGGATGATTCCTATTACAACACGGCCATCGTGCGGCTGGGCGCGGGGGCGCCGATCGGCGCGGGAGAGGAGGTTATTCCTTATGTCGCCGGGGGGTATCAGAACTGGTCTCGAAATGTTGGGGGATCGGCGGGTTATGGTGAGTTTTATCGGGCGGAGATGATCGGCGGCGGGTTGAAAATCGATTTTGCCGGTAGCCCGAGCCTGGTTGTGCAGGCGGCGGCGGAGGCGTTTGCCGTGATCGGCGGCGGCGTGACGGTGCCGGCGGAGGGTTACGATGCCAGCTTTGGATCGAGCGCCGAAGAGAGAATTTCGCTGGACGCGGATTACCGGCTGACGCCGACCTGGCACGCTTTCGCCGGGTTGGGGTTCGTGCATTACGAATATGGCGGGTCGAAGCCGGATGATTCGGGACGGTTTGAGGCCTTGAGCACAACGTTGCAGGTGAATTCCATGTTCGGAATCGCGTACGGATTCTAATTTGTTATTTTTTTTAACTGACCGATATTTTTTGCTTGCCCAGATTCCCCGGTTTGGACTATAGACCTTGTCATACTGGTTCTTTCCACGCAGAGCGCGGGATTCAAAAATATTTTATGCCGGCGATACCGAGCCTGCTTGGCTTTGCCGAGCATGTGCTGGCCGAACAGGGGCAAAGCCCGGCGCGCCACCATCGGGCGCTGATCGCCAAGCTGGAGGATGTGAGCGAAGGCGGCTGTGACCGGCTGATGGTGCAGATGCCGCCGGGCTCGGCAAAGTCGACCTACGGATCGGTGTTGTTTCCGGTGTATTTTTTTTGCCGGCATCCTGGCCACAGAATTATCGCGACGGCGCATACGGCCTCATTGGCGCGGCATTTTGGGCGGGCGGTCCGCCGGTTAATTTTGGAACATGGTGGCCGCTATGGTCTGGCGCTGCACAGCGAGAGCAGAGCCGCCGCCGAGTTTTCGCTGCGGGATGGCGGGGCGTATTTTGCGGCGGGCGTACGTGGGCCGATTACCGGCCGGCGGGCGGATTTGATCCTGATTGACGACCCGATTAAATCCTGGGCCGAGGCGGAAAGCCCTACGTTCCGGGATGCGCTGTTCGACTGGTATCGGGCAGAATTGGCGGCGCGGCTGAAGCCGCATGGGCGGATCGTGTTTATCATGACGCGCTGGCATGAGGATGACCTGGCCGGGCGGCTGATGCGGGGCGAGCGGGACTGGGAGATTTTGCGGCTGCCCGCCTTGGCGGAAGCGCAGGATCAGATGGGCCGGAACATCGGCGAGGCTTTATGGCCCGAATGGCAGAACGTGGAAGCCATTGAACGGCTGAGGGCGGAGATTGGCGAGCGCAGTTTTGCCGCCATGTATCAGCAACGGCCAAGGCCGCCGGATAGCGCGCTGTTCAATGCCGCAAAACTGGCCGTCTTGACTACGATTCCCGAGACGCACAGCACGGTGCGGGCGTGGGACCTGGCGGCGACGGTGCCGGCGCCGGGACGCGACCCGGACTATACGGTTGGTCTGAAGGCCGGCATGACGGCGGGGGGCCATATTGTGGTGCTGGATGTGGTGCGGATGCGCGGCAGCGTTGGCGCCGTTGAAGAGATGATCGTGCGGACGGCCGCGATGGATGGCCGGCAGACGATGATCTGTCTGCCGCAGGATCCGGGCCAGGCAGGGCTTGCCCAGGTGAATTATTTACGGCGGCAGCTTGACGGCTATCAGGTTCATGCGACGCCGGAAACGGGTGCGAAGATGACGCGGGCGATGCCGGCGGCGGCGCAGGTTGATAAGGCGGCGATTTCGCTTTTGGCAGCGCCTTGGAATGACGGTTTTCGGCGCGAGCTGGAGGCGTTTCCGGACTCGGCCAAGGATGACCAGGTTGACGCGTTTTCACGGGCCGTTGCGTTTTTGCTCGCTTCGAAGGGGGAAGCGGCGGTCAGGCGCAATGTTAGGATCTTTGATCGTTGAGCGAAAGAAAGCGGTTCTTTTTTGAAAAAAAGAACCAAAAAACTTTTGCTCATGAGTCCACGGCGGTTTCAACGGCATGGTCTAAATTAAAAGAAGTTTTTTGCTTCTTTTTTTCAAAAAAGAAGTTCTTTCTTTCCTTTCAGGATTAAAATGTTCGAAACCATCTGCGACACAGTGCCGGTTGATAGCGGCCTGCCGGCGCGCGTTCGGAGGTTGGATATCTACAGGCGCGTTCTCGAAGGCACGATTTATGACGGTTTGCCCTATGAATTTCATGAGGAGCGGAATGGCGCCGGGGAATATGTGCCGCTACGCATGAGACGGCCTTCCGTGCGTTACGGGTTGTGCCGGGTTGTGGTTGAGGATTCGGTGGCGCTGCTCTTCAGCAATGCGCATTTTCCCACGGTGGAGAGCCCGGATGCTGAACTCGCCGGGCGCCTGGCCGATGTGATCGCGGAGACGCGGCTGAATGAGACGATGATCGATGCGGCGATTCGCGGATCGATCGGCTCGGTCGCGATTTTGATGCGGGTTCTGCGCAACCGGGTGTTTTTTTCGGTGCTCGATAGCCAGTATCTGACGCCGCAATGGGATTTGAGTGCGCCGGATACGCTGAGCCGGGTCACCGAAGTCTACAAGGTGAAGGGGGCGGACCTAGCGGCGCAAGGCTATGCGGATACGGATCCGTCGACAATGTACTGGTTTCAGCGGGTCTGGGATGTCGACGCCGAGACATGGTTTTTGCCGTGGGAAGTCAATGATCCGCTGGCGGGGCCGGTGGTGGATGTGGCGCGAAGCGTAACGCATGGGCTGGGGTTCGTGCCGATCGTGTGGATCAAGAATTTGCCGGGCGGCGATGCGGTGGATGGGGCCTGCACGTTTCGACCGGCGATCGAGACGAGCATAGAAATCGACTACCAGCTCAGCCAGGCCGGGCGCGGATTGAAGTATAGCTCCGATCCGACGCTGCTGATCAAGGAGCCGGCGGTTCGTGATTCGGAAATTATCAAAGGTGCCGGCAATGCGCTGGTGGTCTCCGATAAGGGCGATGCCAAATTGCTGGAAATTGGCGGCACGGCTTGCGACGCGGTAATATCCTATGTGCGGACGCTGCGGGAATTCGCGCTTGAAGCCGTGCACGGCAATCGCGCGAGCGCTGACCGGTTGACCGCCGCGCAGTCCGGACGGGCGCTGGAGCTGATGAACCAGGGTTTGATCTGGCTGGCCGATAATTTGCGGATTTCCTATGGGGATGGCGGGGTGCTGGCCTTGCTGAAGATGGTCGTCCGGGCGTCTCGGGTTTTTCCCTTGCGGGTCACGGGCGAGGATGTGGGGCCGTTGAATGACGCGGCAAGACTGAACCTGCGATGGCCGCGCTGGTATCCGCTTTCGGCGGATGACCGGATGAAGGAGGCGCAGGCCTATTCGATGCTGGCGGGCGCGGGCCAAATCTCGCGCAAGACGGCGGTAAAATCGCTCGCGGATGCGACGGGTGTGGCGGATATTGAGGCGGAACTCGATGATATCGATCAGGATGTCGCATGACGGATGAGACCAGGGAGCCGGTTGAGAACTGGCAAGCACGGGCCGAGACGGCGGAAGCGGCACTTGCCGCGGCCCGCGCGCAAGCCGAGGAAAAACTCATCCGCGCGGCGTTGAAGGCCGAGGCGATCCGGGCCGGGATGATCGACCTGGATGGGCTGAAATTGCTCGATCTGACGCAGGTCACGGTTGATGAGAATGGAGACGTTGCCGAGTCTTCTTCGATTTTCGCACGTTTGAAGCGCGCGAAGCCGTGGCTGTTCGGCGGGGCGACGTCGTCCTCGGCCGCTTCTCACGCGCCGAAGCCGGAGCCGCCTCGGCCACGCCAGGCCAGCGAGTTGAGCCATGAGGAATGGCTGGCGGCGCGGGCGGCGTTGATAAAACGGCGCTAAGCCGCGCTTTTCAAAATTTCGGGATGGTCGCTCCGCCGGCGTTCTGCCGGTCCGGAGCTTATTTGTTTTCGTAAACCAATAAGGATATGGGCTGATGGGTATTCAAAATTTTCCGGCCGCGCTGCAGCCGATTATCCAGCAAGGGTTTCTGGAGCGCGAATTTGAGACGTCACTGAAATCGCGGCTCGGCTATCGCCTGATCGCGGATCGTGAGGAGTTTGCAGTTGGGATCGGCGAAACGCTGACCAAGACGCGCGCCGGGTTGAAGCCGAGTGTGACGACGCCGCTGGCGGCCGCGACCAACACGAATCTCGATAACGGGCTGACGGCGACGAATTGGGGCGTCGAGCAGTATACGATCACGCTCAATTTCTATGCGGCGACGCAGGATTTGAACATGGTAACCAGTCGCGTCGGCATCGCCTCGCAATTTTTGCAGAATGCGGCGACGAATGGCGAGCAGGCGGCCCGCAGCCTGGATGAGTTGGCGCGCAATGCGCTGTTCGCCCCGTATTTCGGCGGCAATACGCGGGTGATCGCGACGCTGGGTTCCACCGGGCCGAGCGTTGACGTTGACGATGTGCGCGGATTTCAGACGGTGTTTGTGGATGGCGTGCAGCAGAGCGTGTCCGCGACGTATCCGATGACCGTGACGGTAGGAGCGAACGCGTATACGCTGATCGGGGTGACGCCGGATGCGACCAATATTTCCAGCGCTCCAAACGGGATTTCCGGTGCGCTACTATTCTCCGGGAGCGTATCAGTGGCCGATGGCACGGCGGGAAATGCGGTGAAGGCTGCGACAGCAAGCTCCATTGTGCGGCCGGCCGGGCGCGCCACGACGTCGGCTTTGCAGGCGACCGATACGCTGGCGATGAGCAATCTGCTCGATGCGGTGGCCTTGTTGCGGCGCAATGCGGTACCTTTGGTTGACGGTGTCTACAACTGCTATCTCGATCCGGTATCGGCGCGCCAGTTGTTTGCCGATTCGGATTTCAAGCAATTGTTCCAGGGCGCGACGTCGTCCAACCCCGTGTTCCGGCAAGGGATGGTGAGTGATTTCCTGGGGCTGCGCTTCATCACCACCACCGAGGCGTATGTGCAAAGCCATCCGAGCATTGCCGGGCTCTATGTGCGGCGGCCGATTGTTTGCGGCCAGGGGGCGTTGATCGAGGGTGATTTTGCCGGGATGGCGGCGGATGACGTGGCGCCGAAGGACAGCCTGGTGAACGTGATCGATAATGTCGCGATGGTGACGCGCGAGCCGATTGACCGGCTGCAGCAGATCATCGCGCAGAGCTGGTATTGGATTGGCGGTTTCTGCGCGCCGTCCGATACCACGACGACGCCGACGACGGTGCCGACGGCGACGAATGCGAATTACAAACGGGCCGTTATGATTGAGCACATTGGCTAAAAGTGCGTTTGGAAACAGAAAAAGCGCTTCTTTTTTTTGCAAAAAAAGAAGCAAAAAAACTCTCATTCATTGAGGGCTGTGGCACGATCCAGGCCAACGCCCGCAAAGAGCAAAAGTTTTTTGGTTCTTTTTTTCAAAAAAGAACTTTTTCCTTTCTTCCTTTAATTTGAGGACATCAACCATGGCGACTGGTTCGACGCAACCGTTCAGGCCGGCCGGTACGGCGACTATTGCGGCATCGACAAGTTCCGGAAATATCGCGCTGATTGGTGGCGGTACGGCGCTGCTGGTGTATAACGCGGCATCCGAAACGGCTTTTTTCCGTCTGGGCGCGTCTTCCGATCTGGCGGCGTCCGCCGCCGATACGCCGGTGCCGCCGGGGCAGATGATGCTGGTGGATGGCGGGCCGTTTATTCGCTATGCCGCGGCCATATTGGCATCGGGCTCCGGCAATTTGTATTTCACCATTGGCGATGGGGACACGTATTGAGATGTCCGCCAGTGTTCTGACGGGTTTCACGGACGCGCAGAAGGTGGATGTTCGGCGATTCTGCGGCTATCCGGCCTATGGCGCCGGGGCCGCGGGGTTTGAGTCCTGGCGGTTTTTTCAGGCTTTTGGAATGCTGGAATATCGGCTGAACAACCTGGCGCCGGCGGAGATTGCGGTGACGCTGCAATATATCTCCACGCTGGCGGCGTTGGAGGCGGCGATCCCGCCGGCTTCGGATAATCTGGACACCGACAGCGCGGCGGCCTGGACCCATAACGCGAACGAAACCGTGGATCGCGCGGCGTTGTTTGATGCGTGGCGGCGGCGGCTTTGCGGGTTTCTGGGCGTGCCGCCGGGGCCGGCGCTGGCACAGGCCGGCGTGACATTGGTTATGTGAGCATGGATGGGGTGCGGTTGGCGGACCGGCTGGCCTATGGCGCCGGCTGCGCGGCACGGCGGGTCGGGTTTTTGCACGATGCCTATCGGCCGAATGGGCCGATTCGGCCGATGGATTTGATGAATCGGTTTTTGCGGCTGGCGGTGGCTTATGTGCTGCCGGGCGGCAGCGTGGGCGCGCCGAGCGGGTTTGGCGTGCCGTTCCGCCAGGCCTGGGCGGATTGGAGCTATTTGCAGGTTGGCGATTACCTGGCCGGACCGAAAGGCGTGGTGTTTGTGGCGGCGATCGAGCCGCCGAAGCCGATGCTGGTGGTAATGACGAATGCCGAAATTGCGTTATGGCGGCCGGCAGCGCCGGTTCTGGCGGGCGTGAACCCGTATGGCGCGGTGCTGCCGGGGACGAGCACGGCGCTGATGGCTGGGTTTCCCGCGAGTTTGCTGGCGGGCGGATTGTCCGACCGGACACATGCGGGATTGCCGGATGATACGAAAGTGCCAGGGTTTGTCTGCATGGTGCCGGTTGTGGCGGGTGTGCAGCCGCTGGTGGCGGACATCCTGGTAGACGCCGCCGGCGCGCGATATGTGGTGAACGCCGTGGAGGCCGTGAGCGGTGTCTGGCGGCTTTCGATGAATCAGGCGGTGAGCTGATGGCGGACCAGGCTGATGTTGAGACCGCTCTGGTGGCGATTATTGCGAATGCGCTGTATCCGGCGGGCACGGCGGCGGCCAGCGCGGTTGGGTGTACGTGCCGGGTGTATCGGGGGATGCCAAGCGCGCCGGTTTTGGGGCCGGACCTGGCGGCGGGGGCTGTGCATGTGACTGTGGATGCCGGGGACAGTGTGAAGAATGTGACGCGCTATCCTAGGCGCTGGCAGGCGGTGGCGCCGGTGCCGGCGAGCCTGACGGTGACTGTCGGGCCGCAGAGCGCAAGCTTTACGGGCAGTTGCGCGGTAGGGCAACTCGCCGGTGTGGCGGTGAATGGGGCGTTGTTTCCCTACGCCGTGCAAGCGAATGATTCGCCGGCGACCGTGGCGAGCAATCTGGCGGCGCAACTGCGTGCGGCGGGATGGCTGGTCGAATATTCCGGCGCCACCATCACCCTGCCGAACGCGGCCATGTTCACCGCGCGGGTGGTGAGCGGTGCAAATGCCTTGCAAGAGATCAAGCGGCAGGTTCAGGATTTTTTGATCACATTATGGTGCCCGGCGCCACCGGTGCGCTATACGGCGGCCGCGTTGATTGATGCGGCGCTCGGCGGCTTGCAGTTCATCGCACTGGCGGACGGATCCTCGGCGCGGTTGATCTATGCCGGAAGCGACGCGGAAGATGGCGCAGCGGATGCGACGCTTTACAAACGAACTCTGCGTTACAACGCGGAATATCCGACGACGCTGGCACAGGTTGAGCCCGCGATGTTGTTTGGAACGGTGGGGTATCAGGCGGATGGGGTTTTTGTTTCGAGGCTTTAAGTAAGTAAGAGGTTCTTTTTTGAAAAAAAGAACCAAAAAACTTTTGGTTATTGGCCCTCGGGAGCGAAACAATCCAGGCCTAAATTATCAAAAGTTTTTTTGCTTCTTTTTTTTCAAAAAAAGAAGCGCTTTCTTCTACTTCCATAGAAGGATTTTCGAATGACATATCATCTGGTGGTGCTGCGGCCCTTTGAGGGCTTTGGCCGCGGCGATGTAATTAAGGACGCCGCCACCGTACAGAAAATTCTGGCCGGCCCGCAGGCCGGTTTTGTTGTGCGCGTCAGCACGGGAAAGGATTGAGCCGATGCCGGTTTTTGCCGAGGGGGCGTTGAACACGACGGCGCTGATCGTGCCGGATTTATATGTGCAGATTGTGGCGCCGCAGAGCCTGCTGCTGAATGGAGTGCCGACCGATACGCTGGGCGTGGTTGGAACGGCGAGCTGGGGGCCGGTGGGGGAACCGACGATCATCGGCGATATGGGGGGCTATGCCGCCTCGTTCGGGCCGGTGATGGCGCGCAAATATGATATGGGCACGCAGGTGGCAACCGCCGTGCAACAGGGCGCCGCGAATTTTCGCTGCGTTCGAGTGACGGATGGAACGGACAGCGCGGCGTCCGTGACTCTGCTTGGGGCCATTACGTTCACCGCGCTTTACACCGGCAGCCTGGGCAACCAGTTGGCGTTGACCTTGTCCGCCGGTTCCGCCGCGAATTCCTGGCGGCTGACGGTGGCGTTTCCGGGGCAGAGCCCGGAAGTGTTCGACAACATCACCGGCGCCGGCGCGGCATTCTGGACCAATCTGGCCAGCGCGGTGAATGCCGGTCATGGGGCGTTGCGCGGGCCTTCCAAGCTGGTTGCCGCTTCGGTGGTTTCATCTGGCGCGGCGCCGTTGGCCGGGACGTATCCGTTCTCGGCCGGGACGCCGGGGACGGATGGCGCCGGTGCGGTGACCGCGGCGACGCTGGTGGGCGGCGATACGCTGCCGCGGCGTGGCATGTTCGCGCTGCGCGGCCAGGGCTGCGCGCTGGCGATGCTGGCTGACGCTGATGATGCCACGCAGTGGAGCACGCAGGTTGCGTTTGGGCTGAGCGAGTCGGTGTACATGATTCTGACCGGACCGGCAGGAGATACCATTGCCAACGCGGTGACGGTGAAGGCGGAGGCGGGGATTGATACCTATGCCGCCAAGATGATGTTTGGCGACTGGGTGTATTGGTATGACCAGGCCAATGCGCTGACGCGGCTGGTTTCCCCGCAAGGGTTTGTGGCGGGGCGGCTTGCGAATTTGTCGCCCGAGCAGTCATCGCTGAACAAGCCGCTTTACGGCGTGATCGGCACGCAGAAATCCGGCCAGCCCGGCGGCGGTACGGCGACGACATACGCCACCGCGGATCTGGCCGTGCTGCTCTCGGCGGGGATCGACGTGATTGCCAATCCGCAGCCTGGCGGGGCGTATTGGGGGGTGCGGGGCGGGCATAACGCGTCCTCGAATGCCGCCACCAACGGTGATAATTATACGCGGCTGACGAATTATATCGCGGCGACGCTTTCGGCCGGCATGGGCGCATATGTGGGGCAGTTGGTGAATGCCACGCTGTTCCAGAATATTCGCGCGACGTTGCTGGCGTTTTTGAACGGGCTGCTGGGGCAGGGCTTGCTGGGAAGCACTGATGGCTCGCTGCCATTCGCGGTGGTGTGCGATACCAGCAATAATCCGGCGAGCCGGACCGGGCTGGGCTATGTGCAGGCGGATGTGCAGGTGAAGTACCAGGCAATCAACGAGAAGTTTATCGTGAATGTGCAGGGCGGGCAGACGGTGCAGGTTAGCCGGCAGACGTCGCCGAGCATGTGAGAAGCAAGACCTTCTTTTTTTGAAAAAAAAGAAGCAAAAAAACGTCTGGTCCTGCGGGCTGTGGCGCCGGCGTCGCCCAAGCCCCCAGTGAGCAAAAGTTTTTTGCTTCTTTTTTTCAAAAAAGAAGTTCTTGCTTCCTTTATGGGAGTTTTTCATGCCGTATAATACGTTTTCTGTTGGCAATGACTGCCAGCTTGTGGTGATGGGCCCGTTCGGGCGGGTGGATCTGGCGCATGTGACGGGGTTTGAGGCGCGCCAGGTGACTCAGGCGGTGCGGGTGGACCGGCTGGATGGCGTGCAGCTGGGAGCGGAATTGCCGAAGGGGTGGTCCGGCACGTTTACGTTGGATCGGGGCTCGCCGGCGGCGGATGATTTTATTGCGGCGATCGAGCAAGCGTATTTTGCGGGGCAGTCGATTGCGGCGGGAACGCTGTACCAGTATGTGAATGAGCCGGACGGGTCGACCTCGACGTATCAGTTTTCCGGTGTGGTGTTCAAGCTGACTTCGGCGGGGGCGTATAAGGGGGATGCGCCGGTGGCGCAGCGGCTGGACTTTTTTGCGTCCAGCCGGGTGAGCGTTTGATGGAACGGATTGTGACGGATAAGGCCGGGCGGGTGATTTCGTTACGGCGTGTGGGTGTGCTGGAGACGCTGCGGCTGTACAAGGCGCTGGGGCCGGAGCTTTCCGCGAACGCGGCTTATATGGGGCTTGCGAGCATCGCGGCGGCGGTGGCGGTGCTGGATGGGGTGCCGATGCCGTTCCCGGCGAATGAGGCGGGGGTTGAAAACTTGCTGGAGCGGTTGGGAGAGGATGGGGCGAATGCGGTGAGCGCCGCGATTGCGCCGATGGCGCCGGACATGATGGTGGCGCAAGCGGGAAACTGAGCCGGCACCCTGGGCTGATTGATTGCCTGTATCTGGTGAAGTGCGGGGTGCCGTATGATGTGGCGTTTGGGTTGGATGACACGGAGCGGATGGCGCATGTGGTGACGTTGGGGGGCTTGGCGGGGGGACGGTTTGACTGGCGGCGGTTGAGGTGGGATGAGGGTTTGTTCGTGGAACGATAACGCAATAAATAAGCCGTTAAGACCTTTTGTATTCATATGGCGGCCTGACACGATACGCTTCTCGCGGTAAGATGGGTGTTTGGGTTGCGTGCAGCGGTTTGGTCGTTTGTCTTGCTGTCTTTGGTTGGCTCTCGCGCTCGGTCCAGGGTGACGCTGTTGGCGAAGTTGAGTTTTAATACGCTCGCGCGGCCGGCCTGTCTGTCTGACGCGGATCGTTCTAGGAATGTTGTGGAGGAAAGCCTGAGGATGGGTGAAGCTGAATGCGAGACCGTTATCTGCGACAGTCCCTAAAACTTTGCTGCGTAGCATCATTGTTATTTACGGCGAAACTGGCCTTCAGGGTGATGCTGGCGACTGGTTGGAATGGATGATTAAATCATTACGAGTTCAGTTGATGAGGAGAATATAGGTCTTTGGGTTTCTTTTTATGAACAGATCCACGGCGCTTTTTAGGACAGTCAATGCCCAAGTTCGGCTGGCTGGTGGTATTTTTGCCGATATGCTCATGTAGCATACAACACGGCGTGACAGACTCTCGACAAATCAACTTTTCTCTTCTTGAAGAGAAAAGTCGCTTAAAGCCCCCTGACCAAACTCAAGATCTAATCATCGACAAAGATAGGATGGAGAATGAAGTCAAGTCTTATTTGGAAGGTCGATTCCCCCGCGGCTACCCATTATCGGCCGCTCTATCAGAATTGAGGAATGGAGGTGCGACTTGGTATTTCGTCACCGACCCTGAAGAAATGAATACATTCGTTTGCGATTTTAGCCACCCGGGATACGGTTTGATTGGACATTTTTTTGTAGACTTGGATTGGGTGGTTATTCTTCATTTGGACGACATGGATAAAGAAATATTAAGTTTGGAAGCGAATTTTGAAGAGTCGAGCTTCTAAAAATTATTTATTCAAAACGAAGGGCATAATAGGCAGTACAACAGTCTACTTCAAAAAACTTCATTATCTTGGTAATAAGACATATTATCACGAATTTCTGGTTTGGACCAAGGATGACGGATCGCAAGTCATCATTCGTGGTGGTCCTTTGGGTTCAGGCGGTGGAAGTGGCGGAGGTAGCGGTAGTTTGGGATTTGGTGAGCCGGGCACCGGTGATAATGTTCCCTTCGCCAAGATCGCGGTTATAAGTCGGTCATTTCCGAGCTACTTTCGGGATTTCGAGGGATCGGCCGTTGATCCTCAAGATGTGGTAATGACGGGTTCCGACGGGATGTTGCAGCCGCGTGTTTGGCGTATGCTGCTAGCGGCCAAGCAAATCAACGAGCTGAATATCCCGTACGCGGCCGGCGGTCCGAATAGCAATAGCGTCGTCACAACCTTGCTTCAAGCCGCGGGATTGCCGCAGCCGAAGGGTAATGGTTTGGATGGGCCTTATCCGGCGCCTGGTGCCGATATGTCGCTGTTGTACGGGAAATATTCGGCGGGACAGGGCTATGAGGAATTATTTGGAAATGTCGCCGAGCGTGGAGAAAAAGGACATCGGCCACACGGCGCATAACGTAGCCGGCGATATTGCACGCGCCGTGGACGAACCGGCCACTCAACCGGTTGATGGATCGGGAAGAACCAAAGGCCCTCCCAGACCGGCGCGGACGGGGTACGCGAAAGGGGGCGCTGGGCTGACGCATCAGACGGTCCTGGCGATTGGGCACGGCGCGTATTTGTCGGTTGCGCCGATGGCAAAACTGCGACTGGTTAGCCGGCGATTCGGCGAGAACCTCCGATCCGGACGGGCTGAGCCTGGTGCGGCGCCGGCGGCCCTGCAAGTGCCCGCGTTGCCGCCTTACGCCTTGGCTGCCATGCGGGGCGGTGCGGCGCTTTTGGGGCCGCGCCACGGCGCCGTGAACATGACCGGGCGGCATGCGCTTTTGCTTGCCAATAGGGGTCAATTTTTCAGGCCGCCGAACGTGAAGCCAGCCAATGATCAAAGGTTGAATGGTTTGTCGCCCGAATATGCGCGGCGATCGAGGCGTTCAAATATCAACCCGTGGGTGGCGCGGCTGTCGAAACCTTCGCAAGCCGGCAGTGACCAAAATTTCGCTCCCGGTAGAGCATCGGCGCTCGGCGGGTCAGGTCTCGATGTTGCGGTCAAAAATGCGATTGCATTTCAGTCCACTCGCTTCGACGCGGGCCATTTGATGGGCCGGACCATGCCAAGCGTGGCGCCTCGCCCGCATGGTGCTGGGGCGGCGGGTTATAACATGATGGGTGCCGGATTGGATGTATCGGCGCCTAACGCGCCGTTGGACCGCCAGGGGATGGCAGCCGCAACGGATTTTTGGGCCCGAAAAAACCAGGCCGGCAAGGCGCTGGACGCACGCCCGGTGCAGACCGCGCACGCCATGGAGACGCCGCGCACGGATGGCGCCGCCATGAAGCAAGCCATCGAGGAGCATTTTGCCTTGGCTGCGCGCCTGCCGCCCGCCGGAATAACGGGGTTCGATCCGCGGCTGAGCCCGGCCTGGGCAGGTATGCAATTGCCGGGGTGATGAGTTTAGGAGAACGACGTTGTTGCCGGCTACACTGTGACGATAGGAAAATTGTTTCAGTTGCGCTGATCAGAACAATGTCGACAATGCCGGCCGGGAGCTGGATGCCGCTACCTGTCTTTATCGGGGTGTTTTGGAAGTAAAAGTAAGAGGTTCTTTTTTGAAAAAAAGAACCAAAAAACTTTTGCTCTTTAGGCCCCTGGCGGTTTCAACAGCACGGTCCGGGACCAAAAGTTTTTTGCTTCTTTTTTTCAAAAAAGAAGCGCTTGCTTTCTTTCTCTAGGAGTTTCATGAGCAATATCGTCCTCACGCTCGGCGGCGTGACGTTCCAGGATTTCGAAGTCCCGGAAAAAATCACGCTGGGCAACACGCAGCGCGTTGCGATGCATGAGCTGATCGGCGGCGGCCAGGTCGTGGACGCGCTGGGCGATGCGATGGGAAAGATTGCGCTGGCAGGTGTTTTCTCCGGCGCGGACGCCGCGGCGCGGGCGCAGAGCCTGGAGGGCGCAACCGCGCTGGGGGCGCAACTGCCGATGCTGTGGGATTGTTTTTTCTATACCGTCATCATCGAGACGTTCGAGGCGGAATACGAAAAACCTTGGTGGATCCCATTTTCGCTGGTCTGCCAGATCGTCTTCGATCCGGTGGCGGCGGTGGCGGATTCGGTATCCTCGTTAACTAATCTTGTCGCAGGCGATGTCGCATCGGCGGTGGCTCTGGCGCCGCAGGCGGGCCTTGCGTTGGGGTTGTCCGGCGTGCCCGGCGCCGCGGCACTTGCCGCCGCGCAAGGCGTCGTCGCGGCGGGCATCACCGCGTCGGACGCGGCGCTGACCGCCGGCGGGGCGTTTTTTGATGGCGCGGTAGATGCGGTATCAGGCGCAGCGGGATTGACGCAGCTCGTCGGTGTTTCAGGCCAGCTCGCGGCGGTCACCGGGCTGAGCTCCTATATCAACCGCGCGGCGACGAACACGGCGAACGAGCTCCTATGACGGCGCAAAAAATCACCGTGGCGGGGGGCAACCTTTTCGTGTTGGCGGCCCGGTATCTCAACGACGCGACGCAATGGATTCGGATCGCGCAGGCGAATAACCTGTCTGACCCGCAACTGGTGGGGGTGACTACGCTGGTGATGCCGCCGGTTGATCCGACGGCGGGGGGCGGTATTGCCGGTTAGCCAGCCGCAGATACGGGTTAACATCGATGGTGTCGCCGTCGCCGGGGCGATTGCCGCGGAGATCGAACAGGTGGCGCATTTTGCTGCCGATCGATTTGTCGTCACCTTCGCCATGCAGCCCTCGCTTAATGGCGGGATCCTATTTTTTTCAGCGCTCGGGGCTGGGCGTCTGACGATCGAGTTCGCCGCGCAGCGATTCGGCTATCAAACTCTGCTAACCGGGCAAATCGACGATATCCGTATTGATCTGCTGCAGAATACCGCCGTTCTATTTGGGCGGGATATGTCGGCCTTGCTGATCGACAGTGAGATCGCGGAGACATTTGCAAATCAAACGTCCAGTCAGATTGCAGCATCCGTCGCCGCCCGGCACGGCTTATCCTCGAACGTCACGAGCACCTCGACGCAGGTGGGACAATATTACGAGCTGGATTACGCAAAGACCGGCCTCGGTCTAAACTCCTACGCCGGCTCTGAGTGGAATTTGCTGTCCTGGCTTGCCATGGTTGAAGGCTTCTCCGTGTCGGTGAACGGGACAACGTTGAATTTCGGGCCACCGGTTTCGTCGATACCGGTGGTCCTGACGCCGCAAAATTTCACCGAATTGGCGCTGGATTTGGCGACCGGCATTCCGACGACGGCGATTATAAAATCATGGAACGTACGCAACAAGGCTGTGGTGACACAAAGCGCCGGTACGGGCAACGGCGCCAATGCCACGCTCATCCGTCCCAATCTTACAAGCCGGCAGGCCGCTACGGCCGCTTCTCATCGGCTGGCCGAGCTCGCCATGCACAAGACCCTGCTGCTCGGGACAATGCCTGGCGAATTATCACTCGCGCCGGGCATGCAACTCAGCCTGAGCGGCACCAACGCCCCGCTCGATCAGACCTATATGATCGACATGATCCGCCGGGTCATCGACGCCAGACGCGGCTTCACCCAGACGATCCGGGCCCATGCGGTGGGTTGATTTCGGCTGTTTGGCGGTTTCAACGCCTGAAAGCAAGAACTTCTTTTTTGAAAAAAAGAAGCAAAAAACTTTTGTTAGTTTGTCCCGAGGTAGTTTCACCGCCCGGATTCATTAGCAAAAGTTTTTTGGTTACTTTTTTTCAAAAAAGTAACTACTTACTTTCTTCTTTTTTTAATCGATACGAGATCACCGCATGGATCAATTCTGGAATGCCGTGAAGGCGCGCGCCGGGGGAATGGATGGGCTGGCCGGCGTTGCCAGGTTTGGCTTGGTCTCCAGTTTTGATCCTACGGCTTATGCAGCGCGGGTGATGATACAGCCTGAGAATGTTTTGAGCGGCTGGTTGCCGATTTTATCCGCATGGGTTGGCTCGGGCTGGGGCCTGGCGGCGCCGTTGACACCGGGCGACCAGGTGCTCGTGGTGGCGCAAGAAGGCAATTCGGAACACGGGGTGATTATCGGCGGCGTCTGGTCGGCGGTGGACAAGCCGATGGCAACGCCGGTCGGCGAGCTCTGGATGCAGCACCAGACGGGGAGTTTCGTGAAATTGTTGAATGACGGCACCATCGCCTTGCAGGCGGGCACGGTGAATGTCACCGGCAATCTGGTGGTCAGCGGGGATATTTCCGACCGCGGCGGCGCGCATGGCACAATGGCGGCCCTGCGCAACGCCCATGACGAGCACACCCATGCCGATCCGCAGGGAGGCGAGACGGGCTTACCCTCGGTGACCGTCTGATGGCCGATCTGGCGCTGAATTTCGGCGGCGATCTGACGATTGGACCGACCGGGGATCTTGCGCTGGCGGATGGCACGGCGCTGACGCAGCAGCGCGTGCTGCGCCGGCTGCTGACCAATGCCGGTTGCTATATCTGGCAAATTTCGTACGGCGCCGGTCTTGCGCAATTTGTCGGGCAGCCTGGCGCGCCGGCCGCGATGGCGGCGGTGGTGCGCTCGCAAATCCTGCAGGAAGCGGCGGTCGCCGGCAGCCCGGCACCATCGGTGACCGCCGTCGCCGGTCAGGACGGCACGGTTGATCTAACAATACGTTACACCGACGCCGCGGCGCGGCAGACCAGCCTTCTGACATTTTCGGTTTGAACTCATGCAATTATCGCTACAGAATTTCACCACGCTGGTACAGAACATGGCCGCCGCCGTGCAGGGTGCTGCGTCCGGCCTGCTGGATCTCACCGTCGGTTCCGTCCTGCGGGCGATTCTGGAGGCCAATGCGTCTCTGGCCCTGTGGCTGCAATGGCTGATCGTGCAGGTGCTGGCGACCACGCGGCTGGCGACCAGTCGCGGGGCGGATTGCGATAGTTTTGGCGCGGATTTTGGATTTTATCGTCTGGCGGCGGTGGCGGCGACCGGCCAGGTCACGTTTTCGCGGTTTTCACCCAACGCCGCCGCCTTCATTCCCGTCGGCGCCAATGTCGCGACGGCCGATAACAGCCAGACATTCACGGTAACTGCCGATCCGACCAACGCCGCCTACGCCCCCTCGCCCACCGGCTATCATCTGGCGGCGGGCGTGGCCAGCGTCACGCTGCCGGCAGCGGCGAATGCCGCGGGCAGCGCCGGCAATGTGCAACCAGGCAGCATCGCCGTTCTGTCCTCCGCGATCGCGGGGGTGGACATTGTCACCAACAGCCTGGCCTTCGCCGGCGGGCTGGACGCGGAATCCGACGCCGCATTTCGCGCGCGATTCGGCAATTATCTGGCCAGCCTGTCAAAGGCGACGCAAGCCGCGATCGGCGCCGCGATCACAGGGCTGCAGCAAGGGCTGACCTACGTCATCAGCGAAAATGTCGACCAGACCGGCGCCGCCCAACCAGGGCATTTCGTGGTGACGGTGGATAATGGCTCCGGCGCGCCGCCCGCCTGGCTGCTGGCGAATGTTCAGCTTGCGGTGGACGCGGTGCGGCCGGTCGGGAGCAGTTTCGCGGTGCAGGGGCCGGTCGTCACGGCCGCGAATATTTCCATGTCCATCTCCACGCCGGCCGGCGCCTCGCATCAGGACGCGGTCGCCGCGGTCGCCGGCGCGATCGAGGTCTATATTGCCGGATTGGCGGTCGGCACCACGCTGAACTACACAAGGCTGGCGCAACTGGCCTATGCCGCATCCGCTTCGGTCATCAATGTTTCGGACATTCTGTTGAATGGCGGCACCGCCGATCTGGCGCCGCCGCTATTCGGCGCGGTGCGCGGCGGCACCGTGGCGGTGTCATGACCGGCGATGCGGCGGACATTCTGGGCCGGCTGAGATCGGTCCTGCCGGAAGGTTGGTTCGGCGACGCGACGCCCGTTCTGGACGCGGTGCTGACCGGCCTGGCGGCGGCGTGGAGCGGGCTATACGCGCTGCTGCAAGGCGTGGCGGCGCAGACGCGGCTGGCGACCTGTTCCGGCATTTTTCTGGACATGGCCGCAGCCGATTATTTCGGCGGTGCGTTGCCGCGCCGCGGCGGCGAGAGCGATGCCGCCTTCAGCCTGCGCCTGCGCGCCAACCTGCTGGCGCCGCGCGCCACCAGGGCCGGCCTGGCCTATGCCCTGACCAGCCTGACCGGGCGGGCGCCAGCGATTTTCGAGCCGCTGAACGCGACCGATACCGGCGGGTATAATTGCGGCACGCTCGGCTATGGTGCTTCCGGCGGCTATGGCTGCGCGTCGCTGCCGTTCCAGTTTTTCGTCACCGCCTACCGGCCGGATGCGACGCCGGTGAGCAATGCCGGCGGCTATGGCACGGGTCCTGGCGGCTACGGCACGGCGCCGATGGTCTATGCCGATCTTTCCGACATTCCGGGCGCGGTGACAGACGCCGATATCTACGCCGCCGCCGCCGCGGCGCTGCCGGCCGCCAGCACCGCCTGGATGACACTCTCGAACTGAGGACCACGCATGGACCGCAACATCGTCTATCCCGGCAGCATTCCGCTGGACACGGATATTCTGAACCTCAACCGCAATGCCATGACCGGCATCGGCGCCCTCACCGCCGCGGCGCTGGGCAGTGGTGTCATCGTCGACGGCCTGGCCTGCTCCGCCACCGCGCCGGCATCGCTCACGGTGAATGTCGCGCCCGGCAGCATCACGCAGCTCGCAGCACTGGATTCGAACGCCTATGGGTCGCTGGCTGCCGACACGACGGACCAATTGGTGAAAACCGGGATCAATCTGCAGCCGACCAGCTTCACGCTGACGCCGCCGACCGTATCCGGTGATTCGATAAATTACCTTATCGAAGCGGCATTTTCCGAAACCGATACCGATGCGGTGGTGCTGCCCTATGTGAATGCCGCGAATCCGTCGCAGCCCTATTCCGGCCCTGGCAATTCCGGTACGGCGCAGAATACGCAGCGCATCGCGCGCGTGCAGTTGCAACTAAAGCCGGGGGTGGCCGCTGCCGCGGGCTCGCAGGCGACGCCGGCGGTCGATACGGGTTGGGTCGGTCTGTATGTGATCACGGTGAATTACGGGCAGAGCGCGGTTCATAACGCGGCGATCTCGGTCATGCCCGGGGCACCCTTTATCAGCTATAAGCTGCCGGCGTTGCGGCCGGGGTTTTCCACCGTGCAGGTCTTCAACAATGCGGGCAACTTCACCGTCCCGAATGGCGTCACCGCGGTGCGCGTCACCGTCATCGGCGGCGGTGGGGCCGCCGGCTATCATGCCACCATGCCCGGCGGCGGCGGCGGCGCCGGCGGGTCGGCCATCGGCATCGTCACCGGGCTGACGCCGGGGATGGTCATTCCGGTGACGGTTGGCGCCGGCGGGCCGGGGTCCGCCACGCCCACGGTCGGTGCGGCCGGCGGCACGTCCAGCTTCGGCACGTTCCTCTCCGCCACGGGGGGCGCTGGCGGCGGCGGCGGCACGGCGGCGGCCTTCGCCATGGCGGGCGGCGCCGGCGGCATCGGGGTTGGCGGGCAGTATAATTTCGGCGGCTCGATGGGCAGCGATTCCATCGTGGTGGCGTGCCGCGGCGGCGATGGCGGCGGGCCGGGCCAGGGCAAGGGCGCCAGCGGTCCGGTGGGCGGGTTTTCCGCCACCGGCTATGGCGCGGGCGGCGGCGGCGGCGGGTGCACCACCAGCGGCAGCCCGGTCGGGTCGCCGGGCGGGGTCGGGGCGGTTGGGATTGTTGTTGTGGAATACTAAAGAAGAAAGTAAGCGCTTCTTTTTTGAAAAAAGAAGCAAAAAACTTCTGTTTGCTGGGGGTCGAGGCACCTCCGTCGTCACAACTCGCCATTAGCAAAAGTTTTTTGCTTCTTTTTTTCAAAAAAGAAGCGCTTACTTTTCTGAAAGGTCTCCCAGATGACCACGCCGGCAAACCACACATGGCGGCCCTCCAACGCGCGCTACGTGCAGATCGACGGCTTCGTGCCGACCCCGCGCGGCCCCAGCGTGCCACCCGCCACGCCGTTGACGTGGCCGGCCAAGGATCCGGGCGACACGCTGGATTATGTCTTCGACATCTCGCCGGCATTGACCGCCAATCCGGGCGACACGATCGCGGCGCTCGATGTCGCCATTAGCCCCGCCAACCCGGGGGACCTCACCCTCGCCTCGGCCACCGCGGATGGCGCCTGGGCGGTGCTTTGGCTAACACTGGGTCAGCCGCAGACCACCTACACGGTCACCGTCACCATCACCACCACCGGCGGGCGCACGCTGGCGCGCAGCATCGCGCTGCCGGTGGTGGCGCTCGCCTCCGTCCCGGCGCCGCTATCGGCGCTGACCACGCCTTCCGGCCAGGCGCTGACCGACCCGACCGGCACGCCGCTCACCACCATATAAGGGTCATCCATGCCGACCATTGGACAATTGCCGCCGGCAAATTCGGTGGCCGATACGGATATGCTGCCGATTTTTCAAAATGAGGAGACGCTGGCGGCAACCCGCGCGCAGGTGCTGGCCGGCTATCAGCCGGCGCTCAGCGTGCCGCAGAATACCCTGCTCGGCGGTATCGGCCCCGGCACCGCCGCGCCCGCGCCGATCGCCATCGGCGCCAATCTCGCGCTGAACGGGTCCACACTCTCCGCCAGCGCCGCGCCGTTCAACATCGCCGCGCTGCCGGCCGGCGTGATCCCAGGTGGCGGCGATATCGTGCCGCTCGGCCAGAGCGGTAATAATGTCGGCGTCGCCTACGCCAATTTCATGGCCGGCATGGGCGGTGTCGCCGGCCTGCCAGGCGGCGCCCTGACGGCCCAGGCGAGCGCCGGAACCGCCACCCGGACAATGGCGGCGCTGGCGATGAACGCCGTGTCGATCGAGGATTTCGGCGCCGCCGGCGACGGCGTCACCGATGACAGTGCCGCATTGCTCGCCGCCATCGCCTCCGGCAACCCGGTCCGCTTCGGCGCCAAAACCTACGCCATCGCCGGCGAATGCGACATCGCCGGCGCCGCCTGCACGCTGCTCGGCGTGCCGGGTCTCACCGTGCTGACGCGCAGCGCGCAATCCAGGTCCGGCACATCCTCCCCCGCCGCCTGGATAAGTTTTTCAGCCGCCACGCTGTTCATCGACGGTATTATTTTCGACGCCAATGCGAGCATCACCAGCAATACCAGCACCGTCGCGGTGCAGGCGGCCTGCGCGAAATCACTAATCTTCCGCAGTGTCTTTCGCAACGCCAAGGGGACGAGTAACGGCTCCGGTCTCACCTTCGCCGCCAGCGATCCGGCGATCACCCAGCACCATGTGGATGATTGCGAATTCTACGGCAACGCGGCGCATGGGGTGAACATCGCGGCGACCGACGCGCTCAGCATCACCAATTGCCGCGCGCATGACAATGGCGGCAACGGCATCAACGGCAATAGCGCGGACCCCGCCTTCATCCTCAAGATTCGCAACCTGCATGTCGTCGGCAATACGTGCTGGAACAATGTCTGCGGCATACTGGTCGGCAATTTCAACACGACGAATCGAAACAACGACATCATCTATGGCAACACCAACCCGGACGTTCTGGGCGCGCTGATCGCCTCGAATAATTGCTATTCGAACGGCAATTATGGCATTTATATTTCCGGCCGCAACGTTCTCGTCAGCGGCAATCTCTGCGCCAATAACAGCACGGTGTTTTCCGGTGGCGCCGGCATTCTTTGCGATACCGGCTACTGCAAGGTCACCGGCAACATGGTCACCGGCGCATCCGCCTTCGGCATCGATTGCGGCGGCTCGATCTATACGGAGGTGGCGGATAACTACATCAACGGCGCGCTGGTCGGCCTGAACATCGGCGGCGGTCTGAACTGCATGGCGCGCGGCAATTTCATCCAGGATTGCACGGGCGTCGGAATCCAGGTGCAGAACATTGAATCCGACGGGATCGGCGATGATTTCAACCTGGCCTGCTTCAATCTCTCGATCGTCGGGAACTGGATCAATTACGGCGGTTCGGCACTCGGGATCATGATCCGCGACGCGCCGCAAAATCTGGTGGTCATTGAAAATATCCTTCTGGCGCAGCCTAGCGCCAGCGCCACCAACGCGATCTCCGCCTATACCGACAGGCTCCTGCTGCGCGATAATCTGCTCGATTACATCACGCGCTGGGCGGTCAACCCGTCTTTTGTAAATGGTGTCTACACGCTGGTCGTGCCGGATATCGCGGATGTCGTCAGCGTCTCGCAATCCAGCGCGCCGATCGCCAGCATCGTCACCGCGCAGGGGGCGGCGACGGTTGGCCAGATCCTGTTCTGCAAGGTGATCAATGGCGGTAGCGGCTATAGCAGCGCCTCGGTCAATTTTACCGGCACCGGCAGCGGCGCCGCCGGGACCGTCTGGCTGTCCGGCGGAACGGTGCTCGGCATCCAGATGACCTCGTTCGGCGCGGGCTATGGTCCCGGCACCACCGCCACCATCACCGGCACGGGCAGCGGCGCCACCTGCACCGCGCAGGTCGGCCTGCCGGTCTGGCAGGACCACGCCTTGACCGTCGATTGCCTGTGCAGCGTCACCTTCGCGGCGGCGGGAAGCTCCCCGGCGCAGAATAACTGGACCGGCGCCCCGATCACGATTCCGGCCGGCGCCTCGATTGACTGGCTCGGCAATTTCGGCGGCTGGCGCGCGGCCCGCTTTACCCAAAGCGATTACGTTTCGCCGAATGGCGATGGCAGCGTCACGCTGCGCACGCAAAGCGGCGATATTTCGTTGCATCCCGCCGGTGGCGGCGCGGTGCGACTGCTTTCGGATACCGAGCCGACGGGTGCGGTGGAGCTGATCGGCCGCGGCTCGCCGTTGAATGCGGTTTCCGCGCCGCCTGGCTCGACATTCCGGAACTTGAACGGTGGCGTCGGCGCGACGCTCTGGGTGAAGCAGGCTGGTACGGGAAATTCGAATTGGGTTGCTGTTGCTTGAAAGTAAGGACTTCTTTTTTTGAAAAAAAAGAAGCAAAAAAACTTTTGCTCCTTGAGCCCGAGGCCATGTCGCCCCCGGCGGCCAACTAACAAAAGTTTTTTGCCGCTGCCCGCGGAGGGCTTCTTTTTTTCAAAAAAGAACCTCTTGCTTTCTTCCTCTTGCAGGATTCTTGTCCATGACAACCATCGCCCAACTCCCCGCCGCCGCCTCGGTCGGCCCCGCCGATCTGCTGCCGATATCGCAGGCGGGCGAAACCTATTGCGTTTCGGTGTCGGAACTCACCGCGACATTGCAGCCGCTGATCAGCATCCCGACCGGCGAGTTGCTCGGCCGCAACAGCGCCGGCGCCGGCATGCCGGAATCGGTCGCGGTCGGCGGCGGCCTTACGCTCAGCGCCGGCACGCTGGCGGCAAACGGCGCTGACCATGCGGCGTTTCCGCTGCAGACGGCGATGTCGCTCAGCGACAATCTGGTCATCGAGTCCGGCGTGTCGCCCGGCTTGCTCGCGGTCACCGCCTTGCGTGGGCTGTTCAGCGCCGGCGGCGGCATCAGCATCGACGGCGACGGCGTCATCGCGGTCACCGAATCCGGCATTGCCGGCCCGGCCGGGCCAGCCGGCGCCGCCGGCGCGACGGGGCCGGCCGGTCCGCAGGGACCGGCCGGCCCGACCGGCCAGGGCCTGCTGCCGCCGGCGACCAATAATTCCGCGAGCACGATCGGCGGCGCCGACTATGTCGCGATCTGGCAGAATGGCGCCAATGCCTGGATTCCATACGGCCAGCTCATCGGCGGCCAGACCATCAACCAGTTGCCGGCCGCCGCGCCTGCTGCCGATAGCGACACGCTGCTGGTGGCGCAGGGTGGCAGCGACCTGCATGTGCAAAGCCTGGGTGCGCTCTGGACCTATGTGCAGGCGAAGCTGCCCAGCCTGAAGACGAATGTCGTCGAGCTGACCGCCAATACCGTGCTGGACGGCACGTCGCATAACGACCGGCTGCTGATCGCGAGCCAGCCGCTGACGCTGACCGCCAATTTCACCAATATGGGCTCCGGATTTTCCTGCACGCTGATCAATCTCAGCGCCGGCGCTGTCACGATGGGCACCGGCATCACCTCCGGCTCGGGCGGCGCGTCGCTGCCGCCGGGCGGGTCCACGACGCTGGTCGGCATCACCTATTCCGGCGGCTCGCTGGTGTGGTGGAGCGGCATCGTGCCAAACGCGCCGACCCTGACCATCGGCTCGATTTCCGCGCCGGCGCCGGACACGGCGTTCACGATTTCCGGCGGCATTTTTAACGACGCCCCGACCGCGCTCGATTATTCCATCGATGGCGGCGTCACCTGGGCGGCGGCGCCAAGCCCGGTGATCAGCGCCAATGCCTTCAGCTTCGTCGTGCCCGGCTTGAGCGCCGGCACCTACACAATACGGGTGCGCGACCATGCCGACCCGGCGGTGCTTGCCAGTTCCAACAGTTTCACCGTCATCGCGCCCTCGATCGCCTTCGCCGGTCTGCCGGCGAGCGTGACTCTGGGTGCGCCGCTCAGCGTCGCCGGCACGGTGTCGCCCGCCAGTGCGGCGGTCAGCCTCGGCGTGTCGGCCAGTGCCACGGTGGCGCCCTCATCCTGGGTCAACGCCACGGTCAGCGCCGGAAGTTGGACCGCGACCGTGACTCCCGGCACGAGCGGCACGATCTTTCTCTGGGCGCGGCAGACATCCGCCACGACGGTGCAGGCCATCTCCGGCGCCATCTCCGTGGTTACCGCCTCGCTCACGGTCACCGCACCCGCCACCGGCACCGCCGGAACCGCGCTCACGGCGACCGGCACCGTCTCGCCCGCCGGCGATGCGGTCAACGTTCAGCTGTCCAGCCAGAACACCGCGGCGCCGAGCACGGGCTGGACCGCCGCCGCCAACAGCGCCGGCACGTTTTCGGCCTCGCTCACACCGCCCGCAGCAGGCACTTATTATGCCTGGGCGCAGGACCCTACGACCGGGTTGGTCGCCGTATCCGGCGCCATCACGGTCACGGCGCAGTCTTCGGTCACGTTCAGCTTCAATAACCTCGGCGGCACCAACAATGCCGGCCAGGGCGCGGTCGCGCTCAATGGCGGCATATCCCCGCCACAGAACATCGCGACCGAAATCAGCCTGTCATTGTCCAACACGGTGGCGCCGACATCCGGCTGGCAGGCGGCCAGCATCTTCAACAACAACGAAAACTGGGCGATTTATTATTCGACGCCGGCGGCGCCCGGCAATTACTATGTCTGGGCGCAGACCGCCGCCGGCGCCAGCCTCGCCGTGTCGAGCTTCACCGTCGCGGTCGTCTGAATGACCTTTCTCTACACCGCGCTAGGCGCGCCGCTGTTGAGCGGCGCGCGGTCCCGCGCTTTGGTGGCGACCTTGCCGGCGGGCACCGCAACCACGCCGCCCGTGTTTGCCGGCCCCTACCCTTCCGCCATCTCCGGCCTGTCCGGCTGGTGGGATGCCGGGCTGCTGAACGGCATGGCGGATGTGAACGGCGCGCCGGTCGCCGCGGCCAATACCCTGGTCAGCCAGATCATCGACAAATCCGGCAACGGCGTCGCTCTATCGCCCTACCATATCGCCGCCGACACTTCGCCCGCCGTCACCTTGGCAACGACACGGCTCAACGGCTTCCTAGGCGGCGCCGGCGCGCCGGATACCAGCATCGTCACCTACGGCCCCAGCCTGGACCCTGACTGGGGCCTGGCGCATCCCGGCTTCGAGCTTGGTTCGGGCGCGGCCTGGACGCGCTATCTGGTCTGGACCCGCCCCAACCCTCGCCAGGGCACATACTACGTCAATGCCAGCGCGATCCCGCTGCTGCACGCCACCGAAGGCGGCCAGACCATCCTGCAGGCCGACAGCGCAGGCGCCAACCTGACGCTGTTCCCCGGCACGGCAAGCCAGACCGTGCTCTCCGCCACGCTGGCGCGGCGGCATTCCCACGCCGTCATCCTGCGCCACACGCCCGGTCATGGCGTGGATGCCTGGCTGGATGGCGCCGCGGTGGCAAGCGCCGTTACCAACCCTCTGGCCGCCAGCGCCAACGGGCAGGTGCTGTTTCTGCATGACGGCAGCATCCAGGGCTCGGCGCAATGCTGGTTCCACGAGGCCGCCAACTGGGAACGCGCGCTCAGCGCCGCCGAGATCGCCACCCTCATCGCCGCCCAGGGGCGCTGGGTGCTGGGCGCCAGGCGCGGCGTCAGCCTGCTGGTCATGGGCCAGTCCAACGCCGCCTGGTTCACCAATGCCGGCGCGCCGGCCGCCATGGCGCAGGGCATCGCCTGGTATCTGGGTGCTGCCGCCTATGCCGCCGACGCGCTGATCGCCGGCGGGGAAAATTCGCCGTCGCGCTACTCGATCATCTCCGGCCACCCGATCTCCAACTCCTCCCCGCCGCTGTTTCCGCCGGGCGCCCGCAACGGCACGTTCCTCACCAATCCCGGCGACGGCTCCGGCCCCTCGACCTGGAGTGGCGGCCCGGATTTCACCGCCCTGACCGACTACCTCACCGGCGGCGCCGCCCTCGTCTCCGCGGACGATGAAGCCGATATCGCCTTCATCGTCTGGCCCTGGAGCGAGCAGGACAGCACGATGCCTTATAGTAACAAATCGCTCTACAAGGGCACGGTCCTGCAATTGCTGGCGCTCACCCGCGGGCTGCTCGGCCGCGACGCCGCCTCGCTGCCGCTGCTCGCCTGGAACGCGATCCCCTACGAGACCAATGAAGGCGTGCAGATGGTTCGCGAATCAATCGCCGATCTGGCCGCCGATCCGGCGAACAACATCCTCATCTTCGCCGCGCAGACCGCGGATTCCAACCCGCTCAACGCCAGCTACGACCCCAGCACCGGCCTGTTTTCCGGCGGCGACCCGCAACACCGCGACCAGCCCGATTTGCTGCGCTATGGCCGCATCGGCGCGCTCGCAGCCGGCCGCGCCGCGATATTTAACGGGCTGAGCGACACGATTCCCGCAACCGCCCTGCCCGCTTCCGGCCTGCCGGCGCAAGGCGGCCCGCGGATCACCCATGTCTACCGCGCCTCGGCCACGAACCTCATCCTGACGATCGCACATGATTCCGGCACCGACCTGATCGTGCCCTTGCAGGCAGCGAACGGCGCCGGCTTCACGGTGATGGATGGCGGCAGCATCGCCAGCCCCGGCGCGATCATCAACGCCATCGCCGCCGCGCGGATCGACGCCACGCATCTCTCGGTGACGCTGGCTGCGCCCATGACGAATCCGTCGGCGGATATTTTGTTGTTCTATCCCTATGGCAGCAAGCAAATCGGCCGCGGCGACGCCGTCACCGACAACGCCGCTCTGCTAGCACCGCCGGCAAACTGGAACATCGCCGGCGACCTGGGTTCCGCCTGGTCGATCAACCTGCCGCTGCAGGCCACCTGCTACCCGATCATTCTTTCCGACCAACCAGACTGAGGGACTCGCAATATGGAGTCAGAATCGGTTTCGCTGCTGCGATCCGATGTCGCGGCGATGCGCGGCGATATCGGCAAGTCGCGGCAGGATTACGGCGTGCTCGACGCGCGCGTCGACGCGCTGGAGAACTGGCGCGAACGCTATCTGGCGCAGGACGACCAGATCGTCGCCAAGCTGTTCACCAAGGTCGACGAGCTAACCGCGGCGCTCAGCGAGTTCCGTTCCAATCTCTCGCATCTTTCCGGCGAACGCGATGCGGAGCGGCGCGTCACCATGACCATCGTCAGCCTGCTCTCAGCACTTTGCGGCGGCCTGGCGGCGAATTTCCTGCATATTTCGGGGCACTGACTTGGACAATTTTTCGCGCTGCATCGCGTTTACTCTAGCGCAGGAAGGCGGCTATTCGAACAACGCCGCCGACCCGGGCAACTGGACCGGCGGCGCCGTCGGCCAGGGGGCTTTGCGCGGCACGAAGTTCGGCATCAGCGCCGCCGCCTATCCGGCGCTCGACATCGCCAGCCTGACCCAGGCCGATGCCGAGACGATTTATCGGCGTGATTATTGGTCTGCCGTCTTAGGCGACCAATTGCCGTTTCCCATCGCCCTGGTGGCGTTCGACGCGGCGGTGAATTCCGGCCCGCGCAAAGCGATCATCTGGCTGCAGCAGGCGGCCGGCGCGGCGGCTGACGGCGCGTTAGGACCGGCGACGCTGGCCGCGCTTCGCGCCGGCAATCCCGCCGCCATCGCGCGCGAGGCGCTGGCGCGGCGGCTGGAATTCTGCTCGCACCTGCCGGCCTGGGCGAATTTCGGGCTTGGCTGGACCAGGCGGGTTATTTGCCTGGCTTACGAAATTACGAGTTAAGGCAAGCAAGATGTTCTTTTTTAAAAAAAAGAACCAAAAAACTTTTGCTCCTTGGCCCCGAGGGGCGTCGCGCCCGGCGGCCCATTAGCAAAAGTTTTTTTGCTTCTTTTTTTTCAAAAAAAGAAGTCCTTCCTTTCTTCATTTTTTCCAAAGGCACCCGTCATGAACACAACCGTATCAGCCGGCTCCGCCGCGGGCGGCGGCTCGCTCGCGATCGTCACTATCATCATCTACCTGCTGTCGCTAAAAAATATCCAGGTGCCGGACGGCGTCGCCGTCTCGATGGGCGCGCTACTGACAACGGTCTTTCACTATCTCATCGCGCTGAAAATGCTGCCGACCATCCATGATGAAACCGCAACGAAATAAGGAGTCCTCCGCCATGTCCAACACGCTGAATGAAATTGAAGCCGGCCTCAACCTCGCCGGCGCCGCCGGCGCCGTCTTCGGCGGCCCGATCGGCGCCACCGTCGACGCGGCGCTGCCCGTCGCCGAAAACCTCGTCAACAACATGACCGCCCCGCCGCCGCACCAGAGCGCGCTGAGCGACATCGCCAACGCCGTCACCGCCGCGGCGCCGGTGCTGGCGCAAGCCGCCGCCTCGCCGGCCACCACCGCGCAGGTCGCCAGCGGCGTTTCCGCGCTGCAAGCGCTCATCGCGTTTCTGAAAACGATCCTCTGA